GCCCGGATGGCGGAACTGGTAGACGCAAGGGACTTAAAATACTTTTTGATCAGTGGTATTTCAGTGGGTTGCGTTCCGCAGTAGAAGAATCGTAGAGATATTTACCCAAGCTGATGGTTTTCCCATCGGCTTTTTTTTTAACAGGTCCACAGCATTCGCGGATGTGGTAAATGATTCACAATCAACTATACAGAAATGGAAAGGAGTGGTGAAGAAACCGAATGGTTTCAGTAACGGTGAGCTCACCGGACTGGCGCTGTTTACTGGGTCAGAGTGAAGCTATTCATTATGAACAATTGTTTTAAAATCAGGCAAACAATCATGATATTTAAATTGAAGCTCAGGAATGATATTAGTTTGACCTCTTTGTGTTGAGAGAATCACCAATAGCATCCCAGTCATAACTAGCAATCCATTCGATACTTTTAATAATTGAACTAGAAAAGGAATTGGATAACCAATACTGTGTCGATTCAACGCATGAATTCCACCATGAATAAAAGAGCTGAGGGGCTTCCATGAATATTCTTTGAATTCTTGAAGTTGATCAAGTGCTACTTTTGGAGCTTTTCCTTGTAATTGTTTTAACATTTCACTGAGCATCGGTAACTTTTCTGCTCTTTTGGAACTATCTTGAGTTAAATCATCCATTATTTTTGCCACATCAATGTCTGATGCAGAAAAAAGTAGCCACATTGCTCGCACGAAAGATTCATATTGAAGCCTTATAAGACCTAAAGATGAAGTGCAATTTCCAGACGCAATAAGAATTTTAACACTTTCTGCATGCTCAAAAGAAACACTACACATAATGTTGCTAGATTTTGTGCGTTGAGAATTATCGAAAGGTTTGAATTGAAAGATTTTGAGCAAATCATTTTCTAATTCTGCCGAACGTTGAAGTAATTTGTTAATAATGAATCTCCATCAAGCTGAATCAATTCAAAAAGCCTCAGTTTTCTGCACTTGGCAGGCAACTAGCTTTTAAAATTTGCGGCCTTCGACGTGACAGGCCGGTATATATATGTAAATCATTTTTGTTTTCAATATATTAACCATTGATTGAGAATTCAAATAATACAATTTCAATCTAGAAAGCCCCCAGTCAGGCCGCCTTCAACGTGGAGTTCTGCGGGAGCCGCGCTGTTTGCAGCTTCCGCAGGAACGATTGGTTATGTGTTTTATATTGATTTAATCCTATTATTTTGACTTCCTGGCAGTTTGGTTGGCTTTTGGCCATTAATATAAATCTGCATAACGTAAATATTTACAAATTTTCTCTTTGAATTTTCCTCTGATATATCAGAAGCTATCAATAAACCATCATCGCGATATATTGGTTTATCTCCAAATAATGTTATCCAATATAAAGCTTCTGCAAGAGTTTTAAAATGTTGTTGTCCTTCTTCTACAACCATATGAACCACTCCTTCATGGGGTGGTTTCACATGAGGATGATAAAGTCCGAGGCTACCATTCCACCTTTCTGCTCTGGGGAGAAGCTCAACTTTTATTGATTTTCCATTCCATGTATAATTTCTAGTTTTCTCATCAAGCGATGATATTTCAATATTGGTCCAATCCGCCTGCACAATAACTTTGTCTCCAGGAGCAAAAACAATTTCGTTAAAAATTGTATCCTTAGAAGATTGAGATCCCGCACAACCATAAAGAAATACAAGGAGTATCGGTAATATTTGTAAAAGTGTTTTTTTTATGCCGGTCATTTTTTTATCACATAACGAGAACATCTGCAGCTTGTCCGCAGAATGTTTTTGTTGGAATTAAGTAAGCTGTCCCCAGAATTCGTTTCCATTGTAAATTATATTTTGCTGTATATTTATATTTTTGTAAAAAAATTAACAAACAACGCATTTGAAATTATACCAGTAACAATACTTATGCCCATAGATATAAAAAATAGAATCCAATCTCTTTTAATTTTTATAATAGATTCATCGTAATATTCTTTTGATTTTTTTGATAAAATTACATGACTCGATGGTTTATTATCAGCTTTATGCTCAACAATAAATGAGATTATAATTGATGCTATCAAAGAAATGACAATAAAAGATCCAGAATAAAATGAAAATTTAGTCCATATTCCATTTGTTGTAATATCAACAAGAAAGTCAATTTTTTGAATTAAAATATCACCACTTGATATATTTTGATTAGATATTTTTTGTATATCATGCAAATATGTTTCTGTGAATTTTTTCATAGTAATCAGTGCTGTTGCAATAGATGAAACGAAAAACAATGCTCCAGTTGACGCACCAATTTTTCCACTATTTTTTGAAATGAAATTTTTCTGCTTGTCCTCAGGAGATAGCAAAGTTTTTACATGTCCAGTGAGAAGTGATTCCATATCCACTCCCCATGTTCTTTCCGTGTGATTAATCTGAAACATTATATGCCCAGGGCCATACCATGCCTTTCTTCTTCTTATAACTATACCATCTTCTGTTATTATTTCTCCAACGCCCCTGTCCGTGTTAAACCTTAATTCAATATTCTGCTTTTCAGGAACGCGCTTTTGTTGGAATTTAATCAAATATATCCAGTTTAAGAATACACCTTCAGATTTTACAGATCGTATCTCTTTGTAATGTATAAAATCTTCTAAAGAATTTAATGTAATAGATGAGTCATCGTCGTAAATAATTTTAACAGTAAATTGTATCAAAGAAGATTCATTTTGCTGATTTATTCTTTGATCTACTAAATGAAAAATATTTTCGATTGTATCAGAATCTACAACAAATGTTCCTTTTGTAAAAATTTTGTCTATTGTTTGAGGTTTCCCAAGCAAATTTTTTATAAATTCTTTAAAATCATCAGGACTACATGGCAATGTTACCGAACAATCTGTAATTCCATTTCTTGACAATTTATCCATGACAATTATCCTATCTGAAAAATTTCAAAATACTAACACGTCATCCACCCTTTCATTCATCTTTTCCCGGCTAGAGCCGGGCTATCTACTTGGTCTAGCAAAACGAAAAACGGGGTAAGCGTACCCTCTAAGTGAGCGGCCCGGTTTTCGTCCCTTGTGTGGAAACACGACGCTTCACCTAACTTTTTGCTTTAATGCCATTCAATTTTTGGGTCGGTGTATTGTTTGTCTTTCGGGAGCCCCACATTCGAAAACACACGCTGCCCTCTTTCGTTTGTCCAGCTATAAATGGCACTTCGATATTTTGTTGGTTCTTTGGGTTTAATATTTTGATATTCACTTGAACCTACGGTCTGCCGTGGTTCCATGGAAGCGTATTGAGAAGGATTTTGCTGAACTTGTTGCGGAGGGGGTGTTTGTTGTTTTTGTTTTGTCTTATTTTGCAGTTCGATATTATTTTTTACAATTCCAGAAAACATTTTAGAACTTTGCTTAGATATTTCGTCTATCATCGAGAACAATATCAAAATAAATACTAGTGGATATATAATTTTATAAGCATATTTTTTGAATGTTTTTTCAATATCGAAACCTTCATGTCCTTTGTCGATAATGATGCTGTTAACATGCTGGATATGTTTCAACTTATTTGCAAAAGTATTTTCTAATTTGTTTCTATTTATAATTATTGAATAATTTCTTAATTTTTCTTCACTTATAATTTGATCTTGAAATGATTTTATAAATGGCAATAAGCCACTTAGTTTTACGACGCCTTTTTGAACATCCGTTTTAAACTCACAATTTCCAGCAAATACTACCGTATTAAATATTTTCTTTTCTTCTATACCAAGTAGTTTTTCTAGTACTTTTAAATGCTTGTAATTTTGTCTTGTCGGATTCTGGAACTTAAAATTTTTCTTAAATACTATTTGTGTCCAAAATGGTCCAGTATTCGCAAAAATCCAGTTGCTTATATTTTTTGTCTCAATCACGAATATGCCATATTTCGAAAGAACAATATGGTCAATTTGAGTTGTTCCGTCTTCTGTTGGCAGTAGAACATCCTTGAATAATGTGTAATATTTTTTGTCCAGCCTGTTTTCAATGAGCGTGTTTACCCGATATTCACCGATAACTCCCTTGAGCCATGCGGATTTGAGCAGAACGCTAATAATTGCCACGATAGCTAATAAAAAGAATCCGCTTATCATATTTCTCTATGTGCTAAATTTGGAATTCCTTTTCTGAATCTGCCTTGTGTTTGCAAAGCCTTCAGGGAATTTATAGGTATATTTACCTATAACTAATTGTATTTTTTATTTTTATACAATTATGCTACCTTTTTAATCGGGTCACCAGTCTTAAGCGCGCCCTTTCCTTCCTTTTCTTCCTTCTGTTCTATAAATTCTGGAAAAGCTTTTTCAAATTGAACCTCAAACCAGTTTTGATTTCTCACGTCTTCAGTTAACAATTTGTTAATCCAGCCAAACGCCTCTTCAAGATATTGATTTCCCTTTTTTGATGCTTTCTTTTCATCGTAACCATGAGATTTAAATAAAAAATTCAAATCTTTATCTTTTTCGATCGCCCAGCAAAGTATATCGTTAACGACTGTTCCTTTTTTCTTTTTTGCAGAAAAATTTTGAGCTGAAATCCCAATTAAATTAGCAACTTCCTTGTCATCGCTTAGCGAGTACTCCAGTTTTATCTTTTCTATTAATTCGCCGATCAACTTTTCGTTTATTATTTTGCTTGACATGATCAATTGATTGTTTATTATAGAATCAACATTTAATTAATTTTGGCTAAACAAGCAAGCTATCCCACGTTGAACTCAATGCTATGGAACCAACCGACTTCTTCAGCCCCAACGAACTGACCTGCCCTAAGTGTCATCGTGCTCTTGAAGTGTCCGTTATTGAGGAGTCCGGCGAACTCAAACAATACCTTCAGTGTTGGCACTGCTTTCAAAGCGTTCCGTCTCACACCATGCGCATACCACTTCGCAAATATCTCAATGGAAACGCAGCCCACGCGCTAGTTTATCATACGTGAAAACAATCTATTAATCCAAACCAAAGGTGACTTATGAGCGACCAAAAGAACGAAACTCCAATCCACGGCCTTCTCCTGATCGGTAAAGTCAACGCCAAGTCCATGCGCCAATACAAAAACGGCGACGAACATTTCTTTCTCTCTATCGCTGCCCCAGGCTGTGAAGTCATGTTCCGGGTTGAAGTCAAACCCCAGGATTGGGGTACCTACCAGGAAGGCTCCATTTTCAAATCGAAGGTTAACTTCAACGTCTTCAATAACCAAGTCACCTTTCAACCGGCTGCTTGATCCCATGAAAACACCCCTGATCGCCATAGCCTGCTTCTTTGCCCTCTGCGGCATCGCCTCGGCTGCTCCTGGGGAAGTAATCGGTCAAACAACCGTGTTTCACCTGGAACCGTCCGCCGTCCTGATTGCCAACGATCCAGGGGAAGCGGCAGGCGTCCAGGCGTTCAACTACTTCTTCTGCCTTGAAGTCTTCGTTGCGCTCCTGGCCGTCTGGCTGCGCATGTTTATCGGCATTTTCAAACGCGAGGTACTCTAATGCTTTCAGGTCTTTCTCTTCCAATTGCTGATGTTCTTGCCGCTGCTGCCATTATTGTTGCTGGTTATGGCGCTATTTAGGCAGTTTCTAGATTGATAGATCTATTCAAATGCGAATTCTACGGTGAAGATGTAAGCGATGAAGAATATGAAGCAATGAAAAATGGCACATGGAGAGAATCAGATTGGGAATAACAGTAAATCTTATCTTTCCTCAAACGCGAGGTACTCTAATGGACCCCGGAACTCTAATTGAGCTGTACGCCCTAGCCGGAATCGTTGCCGGCGCTTTGATCGGCTGGGCTTTTATAGCATAACAGCCCGCAATTTTGCGGAAACACAAAAACTTTTTCTGGAGGAATAACCATGCTGACAGGTATCACCCTTGACACCACTACCGTATTGGCCGGAGCCGCTCTCGTTGTCGCCGCTTATGGCGCTCTGTGGGCAATCAACAAAGTAATCGCTATCTTCAAGAAGTAAGCGATTTGCGAACCTGGGCAGGGAATCACATTCCTTGCCCATTCTCATTTTTCATACTCCGGTGAGCCCATGCGAAACATAAATTTATTTTTCATTACCGTTATCTTGTGCTCGCTTTTGCTCTTTTTCTTTACTCGCCGGGCTTATCCTGCCTACCTCCCCTCATCCCTTGCTGTAATAGCTGAAACATCCCTCGGTCCCGCAATAGTCCAGGAAAACGCCGTTGATCGCATCATGAGGATGGTCGATCCTCCGAAGACACCTACCCCTGTCCCTTTGATTGTTCCTACTTCTTCTACCGCTGCCTTATCCGGTTTGGTTATGGGTGCTGGTGCCATCGCTGGTGTTGGTTTTTATGCCAGGACTGGCCGCGATCCTGTTTATGCTGCTGCATCTGCCATTGCATCTGCCGCAGATGCTGTTTTTGTTCCAGCCTATCAGGCCTTTGCTGCAAACTTCGTTAGCCCTGAAAGTTTTCCTGCTTCGGTCACTCAACATATTGGGAAACCTGCATCGGTGGGCATTACAGTTGATAATCTTGTTTCTTCTGTTGAATCTTCTCCATCTTCATATCCCGCTCTTTCATCCCTCATTTCCAGCACACGCGCTGAGCCTACCATGAATTGGTCTGATCTCAGTTCAACGACTTCATTTGATACATCTCGCGGCCCCTATCGTCCACTTGATACATGGGTTGGTAGTTGGGGGGTTCAGATGCTTGAATACATGAGTACCTTTCAAAATTGGACGAATATCGAGCAACTTACTTCCGATGATACATACTTTTATTTCTTTCGATATGTTTCAGTTACCAGCTCGGAACTTTGGCGAGTAAAAAGGGCTCAGGTTTCCCCGACTGATTCTCGCCACTACTGCAATAAGATCTATGTTGTCTCTACTGTTACCTCTAATCCTCTTGTCGAAAATCCAGGTTCTATCAATCATGAAGCTCTTAAAGACGCTCTCTCCAATCCGAATCCCGAACAATCTGGCGAGATAAAAGAAGTTGTTGGGCAGACACCCCCGGAGTCTCAACTCGTTTCAGGAGAAGAGGCACCAACTTCAATACCAAACAATGGCCAGGAAATAATTAATAATTCTGAAGTTAATCAATTTTTTAATTCAAACGTTTCTAATGTTGCCAACACTACTGTAAATAATATCTCTTCATCAACTACATCGAATGAAATAGCCAAGTATGAAGCTGCTCAAAAGTCGGCTGAATCTACAGCGAAGCCTGACTTTCCCACTTCCATAAATGCAGTAGGTGACGCAGCTTTGCCACCTACCAATGATTATGACTCAGAAGTTGAACAACCAGATGAATTAGATTTTGTCGATAAAGTTCATTCATATATTAATTCTGGCCTTCCCGTTATCTCTTCAATCCGTGCATCTCATCTGACCGCTTCGGGCTCTCCCCGCATGTCAACCACTATATGGGGAAACGCGGTGGATATTGATTTCAGCGGTCAACAAACAGTTCTTCGCGCTGCCGGTGCAGTGCTTGTCACAATCAGCCTGATTCTTTCTTACTTAATCATAGTGAGGTCATGATATGCCGCTTTTTTTTAGTACCATTCTCGGCTGGTTCTCCTCCCTCGCTGGCCGATATCTGGTTGACGCTGGTCTCCGGTTTGTTGCTACTAAAGCCCTGGTCTACACTTTCCTTGTGACCACGTTCCCTATCGTCATCAAGAATCTGCTCTGCTGGCTGGTGGATGCATTGAACGAGATTGTCCAAAGCTCCATCGAACCGGGCTCGGTTTCCTCCTTCACGCATCAACTGACCGGCCTTGCTGGATGGCTCGGTGATCAACTTATGCTTCCCACCTGCGTTTCGGTTCTTCTTTCCGCGATCGCCATTCGGTTTGTTCTCAACTTCATTCCGCTTGTGGGCTGATTATGGCAATCCGGATCATCGAAGGCGTTCCCGGTTCAGGTAAGAGCTATTACGCGGTCAAGCACCTTGCTGACCAATACTTTGAAAAACAACAGGATGGCAGATATGAACTTATCCGACCGGTTACGATTATCACTAATATCGATTCATTCCAGCCTGAGCACCTTAACCTCAAAGTTTTGGTCAAGAATGCAGGCGGAGTTAAAGACTTTTTCGCGGAACTTTACCAAAGGCATCTAACCGACTGTATTGGCGGTCAGATTGTCTACATAATCGATGAGGCGCAAAAGTTATTCCGAAAAGGTGCCCGTGACCTGGAAGACGTGTATTCCTACTTCGAATATCACCGCCATTTCGGGCATGACGTTTACCTCATCACCCAAAATTCCAGAAAGCTCCCTCCGGATATCTCTTGCCTGTGTGAATATCTGATCGTTGCTGCCCCTCGTTCCCGTTCGGTCATCGGCGAGTTTAAGTACAAATGGCTCTCAGATGGGGAAATACTTAAACGGGAAGGGTTCCGTCCTGATCCTGGGATTTTCGCCCTCTACAAGTCCATGGACCAAAAAGAAAGCGAGAAAATCAAGAATCCTGTGATGCGAACTGCGGCCCTCACGATCCTTGCGGTCTTTTTTGTGATCGGCTGCGGTATCTATTACTTCAAAGTGAAATGGTTAGGTGCTGGCAATGGCTCAAACGCTTCGTCTGCTGTCCCTTCTCCTCCGTCTGCAACGGCTTCTTCGTCCGCATCTGTTCAAGCTGCTGGCTCGATATCGCCGGTCCAGCCACAGACAAAGAAATACCCCCTAGCTTCCACCTCGGTGTGGATCGGCGATAACGAAGCGGTTTTCCTCTTGCACAAGGGCCGATTCATAGCCCTCGCTAAGTTCCCCTGGCCGGTTGAAAAATCTATGGGCCGTTATTGGGCTGAACTGCCTCTATCAGAAATTGAAACTGACGCAGGGGAGAAGACGGCGGTTCGGCGCAACGATAGCGCCAGCGGATCGGCGCACGAAACGCCGGGTTCTGCCCCGCCTCGCGTTTAATGGTGATCATAATGAAAGTCAAAGCCACCTTCCCCAAGAAAGCAGCGAAGAAGAAACCGGCCAAGAAGGAATTGTCACCGTACTACGGCAAACAACACCTTCTTCCAATCATCGAGCAGGAGGCAACCGAACGGGTTGATTCTGACCTTCCACCTTTTTCTCGATAGGGGATCGGGCCATGGCAACCGATTGCATTCTTTGCGCCGACTGTGGACAGAAAGCCCCGATGGACCGTTTATTGTCATCGTTTGGCCTGTGCCATACCTGCGAAACCAAACACCAGCAACGGGTTCTGCCCCGCCTCGCGTCGGATCAGGTGAGAATATGGACAAAGCCAAAATTGAACGGGACGAAGAAATAGCACGGCAATACAAGAATCCTTACTTCCGTACACCGAAGACCTTGCCGCTTCCGCATCCTTCTTCTACCGGTCCGGAGCAAATGTCCTTGTTGGATAAAGAATGCTACTGGAAAGCTATTCTTTCCTCGAATCGAGAATAAAAAAAATCCCTCTTGTCAGACGCCAATCAGACCAAGAGGGATTAACAACAAATCTCAGAAGGAGATTTCCACCATGTTACAAACTTCTGTTCCTTCCAGCAAGAAAACCCGTATACGCCGTCCATCTCCTTCTCCTGCTCCAGAGATGCCGGTTTTTTCCGGCCCCGGCACGGGGCCTCGGTCGCAAGCCGGAATAACATGCGACCGTATAGTAGCCAATAAATTGATACGGGTTCATCGTGGCGTTGATTTCTTGAAAGTGAACTATTGGCTCCAGTGGCATGAATTCAATTTTCTGGAAATCATGGATCACATGAAAAGGATGCTCCAAGATACCGAAGATGAACAGGTCGCCGTCTTCCGCTCCAAGGGCCTTGAATGGAATCTGCAAAGAACCGGCACGTCAAAATTCATATACCGGCTCAAATCCGGAGACGTGACCCTTCTTTTTAATCGTCGTGAACCGAAAGGCAACATCCCTAACTTCCGCCTCGAAATTGGTTCCCTCACCGCCCAAACCTGCCTCTTGCAGACCGTCAACGATATACGGCACTGGCTCGAACGCCAGGGCGCTGAATTTCAAAAGGAACGAGTTGCCGAGGTCCACCTTGCTGCCGACTTCATCGGCCTGGATTTAAAAACCCTCAATATCGAGGATCAGGATCGATGGATTCAACGGAGCCATTCTTTCGCCCCCTTCTACGAACACCGTAAACTGACCGGCATTTCCATGGGCAAGGGTGACTTCATGCTTCGTATCTATGACAAGGTCACCGAACTCAAAAAATCCGAAAACAAACAGGAAATCTTCAGGGACCTCTGGAAGGTGAAGGACTTCAATGAACACCCGGTGACCCGAGTTGAATACCAGCTTCGCCGCCCTGTCTTGAAAGAATTCAATCACCTCGAATACTGCAACGGGATCGACACCGTCAAACAGCTCTTCTTCGGCCTCCGGGCCGTGTGGAAGTACGCAACCACCGATTGGTCAAGGTTCATGGCCACCATGATCGACCGGGACAACAAACACCAATCCCGCGCCCTCTACTCCGATTTCTGGAATATCGTTCGCGCCGTGGCCTGGACCGGTCTTGATGAACTTCGTCGAGAGAAACCAACCAAACACAAAGACATTGAAGCCCTGAGAAAACAGGCCAGGGGAATCCTGATGTCTGTTGCCGCCTTCTTCGTCTCAAGCTCTGAGGACATTGATCAGATCGTGTCTCACTCCCAGGAGTGTATCGAAAAAGACCTTCGGGAATTTTTCGAGGATCGTTCGAAGTTCATCAAACGGATGAACAAGAAACGGAACGAAATCCTTCTTGATACGGTGCCTTTCTAGGAAGAGAAGCACATGAACAACGTCATTTCTTTATCCGGTGGCAAGGACTCCACCGCCATGTTGCACATGATGCTTGAACGCGGAGAGTCGGTTCATTCTGTCGTTTTTTTCGATACAGGCTGGGAATTTCCAGAGATGCACGAACACATCGACCTTGTTGAGCAAAAAACCGGGATCAAAATCATCAGACTGACCCATCCGCAAGGCTTTGACTATTGGCTTACCAAGCGAGAAGTCAGAACAAGAAAGGATCGCTACGACAATGACTGCAACCTGGTGTGCAAAAAAGGCGATGTTTTCCGGATCGGCAACGGTTGGCCTTCTTCTTCCCGTCGATGGTGTACTCGTGAGAAGGTTAGCTATATCCAGAAGTATCAAAAATCCGTGCCTGCTTGCATCCCGTGCATCGGCTATGCCGCTGACGAAACACACCGCATCAAGCCCGGCCCTCAACGCTATCCGCTCATTGAGTACGGCATCACTGAAAAGCAAGCCATCAAGTATTGTCGAAAACTCGGTTACACTTGGGGCGGGTTATATGATCTGTTTGACAGGGTTTCTTGCTGGTGTTGCCCTCTCCAATCTCTTGATGATCTCCGCACATTGAGGAAGCACCGCCCCGAACTTTGGCAATTGATGCTCAGGATGGACAGAGAAAACCCATCATTTAACCGTGGTTTTTATGGATATGAATCCGTTAACGACCTGGAGCAGCGTTTTTCTAAAGAAGACAAGCTGCGCCCATATTATTCCGGCAAGGTCTGCCGAAAGATGCTGCGCTTTATAAAACCAAGCATTCAGCAGAACATTTTCTATCTATGAAATCTGGAACGATGAAAGTATTTCAGCTTTGTGCCACTGTTTTTTTGAGATGATCCTCTGTACCAGCTTTTTATATGGTTTTGGGGAAAGGGCAGGCTTCATTCTATGTCTCATGCTGTTGCAATGTTTGCAAGCCGCTACAATATTGCTTGCCGCGTTTTTTCCGCCATCACAACGTGCAACAAGATGTTCAGCAGTACATTGTAATTTATCGGCATTTTTGAGCGATATTGAATGTTCGCTCGCAAATTTTTCCGGATTTTCTATCCACATAAATGCGCCGCAGTAATAACAACAGCCATTTTGTTTTTTGAATGCAGAAAGACGATGTTTTTGAATGGGATTAGGCATAAGCAAGCTCCATTAAAAAGAAATTAATAGAAGCCCACTCGCCTAAGACTGGGTCAAGTAGGAACCAGTTCGGTCTGAAACTGGCCGGGAAAGCGCTTCGGGTCTGATATCGCGCTATGTGCCCAATTGATAACCCTGAACCTAATCAGTGTCAATATAGCTTTGCATCGTCTTCAAATTTTTTAGTTTCAATCTTCTCGATTCACGACATTCGTTACATATAGAGGAACCAATGCTAAACCGCGATGATCTTGATCTTTTGGCTGCACGGCTGTTCCATATGCTACGACCGCACCTTGTTAACCATACGCCCAAGTGGATGAGCATGGCCGAGGCATGCGAGTACGCCAGAATGAGTAGAGATACCATGACCAAGCTGATCGACGAAGGGCACGTTTACGCGAAAAAATTGGCTGAGAAAGGTGGGAAGTATATCATTGACCGGGAAACTATCGATTGCTTCCTGAACAATGGAAGGGTGAATTGAAAGTTTGTTCGTTGATCCATGGGCCGCGCTAAGCTGAGGAAGTCTGGCCCATATCTCTGGTTGAACTCACAGACGGGGTATTATTGTGCCGTTTTCATCGATGAGAATGGCCAGTCAAAAAGAAAGAGCCTCAAAACCAAGGACAAGAAAGAGGCCAAACGCCGATTCAACGCGTGGCATCGTGATTGGCTCATCGAATACGGCCAAGTTGGCGATAGTGAGCCAACAATTCTCGTCTCCGATTTTGTTAAGGAGTGGATCGCACACATATCCACCAGGCACCCTGAAAGCACCACCATCCAGTACCGGGCAACAGCAAAAAAATTTTCCGAAAATTTTGGTCGAATCAAAGTCAATGAAATCAATGTCCGCACCATAGAGCAATTCATTGACAACTTGCTGGCCGCTGACCTGACTACCACAACAGCCAACAAGCATCGACGTCACTTGCGGGTCATGCTCAATGATGCCGAAACTTGGGGTTATCTACCGCGTCGGCCAAAACTCCCTAAGCCTCTGCTGGAGAAAGAGCGCCTCAAATATTTTACCGAAGATCAGCTAAATTCTATCTTTGCGGCAATCGTAGACAAAACCTTCTACGATTTCTGTTTACTGGCTCTATTATCCGCGCTGCGCTCCGGAGAAATCCTCCGCTTGACCGATGCCGACATCCACAATCCAACCGGTTTTCTTCGTATCTCAGAAGCGCAAAAGAACCGTTCAGAATCGCGAATACCAATCACGTCGGCAATGGCGCCGATCATAGAGCGATATTCTACGAAGCCGGGGCGCTTGTTCCCTTACTCTTCCCCTTCTCAAGTCTCCAGGTTGTTCAAGCGTGTGCTTGATTCGGTAGGCCTGGAAAGTTACAGTTTCCACTCTCTGCGCCATAGTTATGGTGCTTCGATGGTGTCGAAAGGTGTGGACGTTACCGCTGTTAAAGAGCTGATGCGCCACAAAAGCATTGCGTCAACTATGGTATATGCTAAAGTATCCCCCGCTCATCTGATCGATTCTGGAGAGCGGATGAATTTCACTCCGGATCGTAGAAAAATCGTAGAAAAAATAGCCTCAGAAAACGGCAGAAACCTTACTGAAACCGATTTTGGAGCAAGAGAAGAAACCGAAATAAAAGAAGTAAAAACAGACAAATAGCTTCAAAGCCCGGATGGCGGAACTGGTAGACGCAAGGGACTTAAAAT